AACAGTCTCTTCTCCTTTTTTTGAGAAGATATTATTGTGAGTATTGGCTTTATGAAATTTACTTATTTTCTTTTTAGTCTCTTCAGAATGCTTAAAACCTAAAGAACTACCTGCATCCTTTAATATATTATATACAGGATTAAACAAATCAAGATAAAATTGTTCTCTAGATATAATTTTATCTTTATCACAATATTCCAAAATTTCGAGACTAAAAGAAGAATAACCATATTTTAAAAGAGCTCTACAAATTAAACTATTACCTTTTTTAGGATGAGTTAAATAAGAGAATTCATAATATTTTCGAAGTCTATCTTGTAAATGAATACTTCTACCAATATAAAATTTACCATTAGAAATATTAACCCATCGATATATACCAGCCTTCTTTTTATTATCATTCAAGATTTGTATTTTCATGATATCTGCATTAGTATATATTTTAGCTGGAACAATTAAATTAGAAGAAGAATAAAATGCTTTTAAAGTAGTTAAAATTTTTATTTTCCGAATATTCGTATAATAATAAGATTTAATGATAAAACATGCTACCTGAGCGGAGGGACTTGAACCGAATACCGTACCAATACCAACACCGGCCCCAGCAATAGACACATTCCATAAGGATATGCAAGATCATATCTTAACTATTTATAGTAAATAATATTTGTGTATGATCGTTGAAGTCATAAAAGAATATAACTTGCTGATTTATATTTATTAAATTCTCAGCATAAAACAAATTACAAAAAAAACTTATTAAAGTAAATTTGGTCCCTTTAAAAGAACAGTGGCTATCCCACTAGCAATAAGTTTAGCTGATGCTAACATATTAAAAAATTAAAGTATCCCGTTGGGGATTTTTTGATACAAATGATTATGTTTTTATAATCTAATTAACTAATAAAATTGGAAGAAAATGAAAGAATAACTAAGATGATGTTATAATATTGTTATTTAAAGATAAAATATACTGATCTCTAAAAATTTCACCAGAGCGAGCATATTTAATAATTGTTTCTTTTTTAGACTTTAAATATTTTGCAGCTTGAGTAGCAGATGAGAAAGTTTTTAGCAATTCATGATCTAACGAATATAAATAAATGGTAAGAGCTTTTCCAGGACTATCAATATTATAAATATGATCAAAATTCTTTTCTAAAGGGGATAATGAAAGAATATATTCATTTCTAAAAACAGCACGTGATTTAATATATTTTGAAATAGTATGATCATAACTATTTAAATGCTTAGTTACAGCTCTTATAGAAGAAAAAATATTAAGTAATTGAAAATCTAATGAATAAAGAAATACAGTAGTCCCTTTAGCTTGACTCATTTTTGTTCGAATTTCTTTAGAGAGATTTTTACCAAATAAATAATTTTTTTCACCTTTTTTAGCATTACTCATTTTATTTCGAGAATCTTCAGAAGGCTTATGACCTAAAGGAGAACCAGCTGTAGGATAAATATTATATTTTTGTTCTATAAGATTAAAATAATATTGTTCTGTAATTATTAATGATAATTTATCACAATATTCTAAAATATGAATAGAAAAATTATTTAAACCATATTTATTTATAGCATTTTGAAGCGGGATATTAGATTTATCTCCCTTAAAGTGTTGAGACAATCGTAAACCAATATTAACAGCTGAACCAACATAAGATCTACCATTAATATTATTAACCCATCTATAAATACCTGATTTTTTTCGATTTTCATCAAGTATTTGTTGTTTCATTGTATCAGCATTAGAATAAGATTTAATAGGGATAAAAGAAGAATTAGAGAAAAAAATTTTTTGTACAAATCCTATAAATAAAAATATAGGACTATCCCCAAACATTAAGTTACAAACACCTGCAAAATTAAAAAAAATAGATTGATTAAATAAATAATCATAAAAACCATAAACCATTATCATAGTTATCATTAGTATGAAAAAAATAAAATGAGAAAGTCCAGAAGAAAATAACATAATTAAAATTGAGATTCGATTCCAAATAAAAGAAAAAATTAATCTTCTATAAAAAGCTAGTATATTAATTAAAAAATAAATTCTTAACATGAAAAAATACTGTCAAATTTAGTTTCATCTAGAAAATATAGATTACTTACATGACCTACTACGAGGAAGTACTGACTATTAGGCTGCCGGGTGAATCAGGCTTAAGAAATAATTTAATAAAATAAATAAATAAGAATACCCACTAGCAATTAATTTCCATTTTATTTTTTACATAAAAGATAAAACATATATATAAATTTTTCGCACAAATAAAATATTTATGTAGTCTAGGGATTTTATGAAAATTTTCCGAATATTAATATTCGGTGGGACTATATCATCATTTAAAAATCTCAGTTTTATATTAAATGATTCACGTGAAGTCTCTGAAGGAAATATCTAATGTATTTTCCCTGCGAATAAATCTCCAGATCAACTTTAAATAATATATGGAGAAAATTTTTCGCATAAAGTGAAATGCAAGAATCTATAAAGTTAAACGGTAAATTTAACTAACTTAAGACTAAAGACCAATTATAATAATTAGCGCTTGCTAACATAATAAATAAAAAAAATCTCGTTGGAGATGTGTTGATACAAATGGCTATATTTTTATAATCTAATTAACTTTAATAATGGGGGAATAATAAAATTTACCTAATTAATAATTCTATATAAACTTAAATTATTCGTATTTATTCTTCTTTAAGATTCATGCATAATTAAAGGGTAAAAGAAAAGTTGACCTCGAAGATTTAGGATTTTTGAAAACACTTATAATAAATGAATAAAATACAACCCTGATTATAACATCAAGATATGTCAGAGGAACAGTGGCTTCCCCACTAGCAATAAATTTGTTAACAAAGTCAAAAAGGCGTACACAAAAATCTCAGCCTCAAGATAATGAAAAAAACTATAAAAAAATAATAATTTATCTAGCATTATAAGGTATTTATTCACTTAAGGCAACGAGCGATAATCTGTATTGATCTTTAAAAATTTCATGAGATCGAGCATATTTCATAATTGTATGATGACCACAATTGAAATGTTTAGCAGCCGCCCGAGAGGAAGTAAAAGAGCAAATTAATAGGTCATTTAAAGAATAAAGAAAAATTATAGTCCCTTGACTTTTACTTAACTTTTCTTTTGTTTCCTCAGAAAGAGATTTACCAAAAAAATGATTTTTTTTTCCGAGTTTTGCCTCACTCATTTTCTTTCGAGTTTCCTCAGAATAAGTTTTACCACTCATTGCCTCACTCATTTTTTTCCGAGTTTCCTCAGAATGTATTTTACCAAATAAAGGATGTTTTTCACCACTCATTGCCTTACTGAGTTTTTTTCGAGTTTCCTCAGAAATTTTAATTCCCAATGAAGAACCAGCTGTAGGGCACGTATTATATTTAAAAGGAATAAGATTAAAATAATATTGTTCTTTTTCTATTAGTAAAGATTTATTACAATACTCAAGTATCTCAATTGTAAAACTATGAAATCCGTATTTAATAAACGCTTGTTGAAGTAGGATATTTGATATATTACCTAAAAAATGTAGATTGAGTCAGATACTTAGATTTACAGCTGAACCTACATAAGATTTACCATTGAGATTATTAACCCATCGATAAATCCCCGATTTTTCTCGGTTTTCGTCAAGTATTTGCTGTTTTATTAAATAATCATTTGAATAAGATATAAGATGGGTAAAAGAGTTTTTAGCCTTAATAGAAAATGACTTTAAATCATAAAATGCATAAGAAATTATTATAGATTTATTAATTAAAATTTTTAGATTTGCTAACATAATAAAAAAAAAAAAGATCCCGTTGAGGATATATCGATACAAATGATTATATTTTTATTACCTAACTAACTTATAAAATAAATAATAATAAAGAAAAGAAAAATTATAATAAAGAAGAAAAAAATTATTTAAATAAAGCTTAAATTTTATTCTCTAATGATAAAATATACTGATCTCTAAAAATTTTACCAGATCGAGCATATTTCATAATTGTACTTTTATTAGAGTTAAAATATTTTTTAGCCATTCGAGCGGATGTAAAAGATTCAATAAATTGACCCTGTAAAGAAAAAACATAAATTGTGGTCCCTTGGCTTTTACTTGACATTTCTTTTATTTCCTCAGAGACTATTTTACCAAAGAAAGGATTTTTTTATCCTTTCTTAGCTAAACTCATTTTTATTTGAGTTTCCTCTGAATGAGTATAACCGTATTTCACTAAACTCAATTTTTTCCAAGTTTCCTCTGAATGACTTTTACCGAAAAAAGGATGATTTTGACCTCTTACCCCATACATACCATTGTTCTCACCTAAAAGCTTACCCTTGCTCGCTTTACTTATTTTTTTTTTGGTTTCCTCAGAATGTCTTAAACCTAATGAAAAACCAGATATTGGATTAAAATTATACTTTGGCTTTAAAAGATTAAAATAATATTGC